AACAATGTAGGTGTGAAGATTAACTCAGTCGATCTTTCAGACCATGTCACAGCAGTAACAATCAACCGCACATTCGATGAGCTAGAAGTTACCGCAATGGGTGACTCATCTCACAAGTTTGTTAAGGGTCTAGAGTCATCAACTGTGACAATCGACTTCCTAAATGACACAGCATCAGCAAATGTATTGGCAACACTACAAGCTGCATGGGGAACAACTGTAACCGCAGTATTCCTACAGACAAAGGGAACAGCAGTCTCAGCAACTAACCCTCTGTACACAGTTTCATTGCTAGTCAATAACACAACAGACATCAATGGTGCTGTTGGCGATATTGGCACACAGTCAATTACATTTACTGCTAACTCAACAGTTGCAGTAGCATCAACAGGCACATTCTAATCAATTAAACAAAGGGGCAAACCATGGCAAAACTAAAAATCGTTCGTACAGATGGAAGCGTACTCGAAGGCGAGATCACTCCAGCAGTGGAGTACGCTTTCGAGCAGTACGCTAAAAAGGGTTTCCACAAGGCATTTCGCGATGACGAAATGCAGACTTCGGTTTATTGGTTAGCATGGGAAGTAACACGCAGAGCAGGTGAATCTGTTAAACCTTTCGGGATTGACTTCATCGAGACATTACGCTCAGTAAGTGTCGAGGATTCAGACCCTTTAGCTTAAAGCGCGATCTTCCGTTCACCTACCTAATCGCTAGGCTAAGCATTAGGTTAGGGATCGCGCCACAGCAGTTATTAGAATTAGATCGCACAATGCTCAATGCATTGTTTCAAGGTCTTACAGACGAAGCGAAGGAGCAACGAGATGCCAGCAACCGTCAAAGGCGGCGTTGAGCTTCGCAAAGCACTTCGTAAATTTACTCCAGATTTAGCGAAAGAAACGCAAAAAGAAATTAAGTTAGCAATTCAACCTATCTCTAAATCTGCTAAAGGTTATGTGCCTGATCGCGGAGAAGTGTTGAGCGGATGGTTGCCTCGTCAAATGTCCGAGGCAACTTTCCCATCTTTTAATCCTTCTCTTGTCAAGTCAGGCATTGGCTACAAAACCAGTCCGTCTAAAGCTAATTCAAGAGGGTTTAGATCTCTTGCTCAAGTTTTTAATAAGACAAGAGCTGGAGCAATCTACGAACGGATGGGTAAAGTAAGCCCACAAAGCCAATTCGTTCTTAATCAGGATGGCAAATTTCGAGCCCCTCTTAAAGGCAAGGGGCGCATGCAAGGTCGTGTTCTTTATCGAGCTTATGATGAAAACAAAGGCAAAGCAAGAGAAGGCGTTCTCAAGGCGATCCAGACTTCTGCTAATAAATTAAATGCTCGTGCTTCGGTGAAAGGTTAATCATGGCAAATGTAGTCATTGACATCGCTTCGGAGTTCACAGGCAAGAAAGCCTTTAAGCAAGCCGAGACTGCTACCGAGAAGCTGACTAAAAGTGTTAAAACATTAGGTGGGGCAATAGGTGTTGCTTTTAGTGCCAGAGCCATTGTTGCTTATAGCAAAGCCTCTATAAATGCTTTTGCCGCAGATGATGCAGCTGCTAAAACTCTCACTAAAACTTTGACCAATCTTGGTCTTGGTTTTGCCGATCTTGAAATCAAAACATTTATATCTGATATAGAAAGACAGTCTGGCGTTTTAGATGATGCTCTGCGCCCTGCCTATCAGAAACTTGTCACAACGACTGGCGATTACAGAAGATCACAAACTTTATTACAAACTGCTTTAGATCTGTCTGCTCAAAGTGGTGTTGATTTAATAACCGTTTCGGAAGATTTAGGCAGAGCCTTTGTGGGTAATACTCGCGGCTTACTTAAATACAATCTTGGTCTAAATAAGACACAACTGGCAGCGATGAGCTTTGAGGAAGTGCTGCTTAGAATCAGCAAGATAAGCCAAGGACAAGCAGCATTAGCAGCCGATACTTATGCAGGTAAATTAAATAAGTTAACTGTGGCCAGTGAAAATGCAAAAGAAGTTTTGGGCGGTGCTTTGCTAGATGCCATCATCAAACTTGGCGGTGGAGATGTCGACAAGACAACTGACAAGATAGACAAACTTTCATCATCTTTATCAAGGATGATTCGCCTTGCAACAGGTACATCCGACATGAGCATAGGCGAAATCCTACGCGGCGTAGATTACAAGTATGGCTTTATTCCAACGGATAAGGTAAGAGCCCCTAGATCTAAAAGCCCTGCTGGCACATACATGCGAAATCAGGCTGAGATCAAAGCAGCAGCAGAAGCCAAGCGAATCGCTGCTGAACAGGCAAAAAGTCAAAAGGCTCTGACTAAAGCGCAACAGGATGCTCTCAAGCTCGCTAAGGCTAAAGCAATCTTTGACATACAAAAGATTCAGATTGAGGCTGCCCTCAAGGGTAAGATTTCAGAAGAAGATAAGATCCGTCTAAAGTTAATGAAGGCTATTGAGGAAGAAAATCTTACTAATGTTGAAAAGTACCAGAAAGCATTAGAAAAGGCTCAAGAAAAGTCAAAAGAGTTAGCCGAACTACTTGCCAAGGTTAAAACCTTAGAACTTAAAGATCCTTTTGGAGAATGGAAGGTTGATCCGCTTACGGCATCAATCAATGCTTTGACTGCTTCTATGTTCGCTGTGCAGACACAGATTCAAGCTAATGGTAAAGAGTGGTCATCCTTTGCTAGCTCCGTTGCAACCACAGTCATTAAGCCTAACCTGACAGAATGGTCATCATCTTTCAGCACAGCATCGGCTAACGCGGCAGCAGCAACAGCAGCAGCGAATGCTGGACTGGCATCGACTACAGCAGCCGCTTCTAAGGCGGCAGCAGAAGCCGCAGCAGCCAGCGCAGCGGCTATCGCAGCAGCTAACAAAGCTTCCGCAGATGCGATAGCAACAGCTCAAGCAGAAGCCCTTACTACACTAGGTAAACTTAACGCGGAAACTGCCGCAAGCACAGCAGCGGCAGCTAAGGCGGCCCAAGATGCTATTGATGCAGCTAACAAAACAGCAGCCGAAACAGTCGCAGGCATTCTGGCTAAAGCCTCCGCAGAAGCAGCGGCTAAGGCGGCAGCGGCAGCGGCAGGTAATGTGTCTGTTTTAGAAGGATTTAGAGCAGCAGAATCCGCAGCGGCAGCCGCGACTACAGGTGGGACAAGTAAGGTTGAAGTTACTGTGGTTGCGCCTCCTTTTACGGATCCTAACGCTGTCGCAGAGGCAGTCGTAGAAATTATTAGAGGTGCCAGCAACCGCGGTACTGTGGACGTTCTAGGGTTCGAGTAATGACTTGGCTACCTGAATGGCGTGTAACTGTAGGGGATGATGTCTATACGACTGTCACGGCTGTATCATTCTCAGCTGGTCGCTTAGACATTGATAAGCAATGCACAGCAGGCTACTGCCAAGTAGACATCATTAACACAGATGGCACACCTTTCACCATCAATGTCACAGATGCAATCACCTTAGAACTTAAGAATAGTGCTGGGACTTATGTAACTGTATATGGCGGAGAGGTCTCAGACTTCTCCATCGGAGTACGAAGCCCAGAGGAAACAGGCTACGTTACTTACGGCAGGATCTTGGGCGTAGGCTACTTAGCCAAGCTCACTAAGTCCGTCTATAACACAGCTCTTGCAGAAGGATTAGATGGCGCACAGATTGCAGCCATTGTCAACAATGTCCTTAACCTGACATGGGCCGAGGTTACTCCAACACTTACATGGGCAACCTATCCAGCAACTACTACATGGGCAGATGCCGAGTCTTACATTGGAGACATCGACACAGGCTTCTACACCATGATCAATCTAGCTGCATCGGCTACGGCTAAGAGCAACAGCCTCACAGATAAGATTGCTAACAGCGCGCTCGGTCAGATGCATGAAGAAAAGAATGGCTTAGTTTCCTATGATGATGCAGACCATCGCAGCAACTATCTAATAGCCAATGGCTTTACTAACCTGAATGCCGCTTATGCAAGCCCTAACACTATTCGCTCAACGACTCAAACTAACCGCATTCGTAACAGCCTGATCTATAAGTACGGGGCAGGATACGCTTCTACCTACACTACCTCTGACACGACCTCTGTGGCTACCTACGGGCTTTATGAGAGATCCTTTGAGTCAAACATTAAGACTCTTGGTGACATTACTACAATCGGCTCTAGAGAGTTAAACCTGCGAAAGAATCCTAGAGGCTCTCTTGAAGCGATTACCTTCCGCCTAGACAATCCAGACCTGCCAAGTGCAGATCTTGACACTCTTATCAACATCTTTTTCGGTCAACCTGTCTTAATCACTAATCTGCCAAGCAACATGCTAGGCGGTCAGTTTGATGGCTTTGTGGAGAACATAGCCCTTAGAGCTACTCCATCATCTGTGGACATGACTCTTTACATCTCAGCTACAGACTTTTCACTTTCTACCACACAATGGGAAACAGTATTGCCAGCCTCACTAATCTGGACTGGCGTAAATGGTACACTTACATGGACTAACGCGACTGGAGCATTAACCTAATGGCAACTACAACAACTAACTTCGGGTTCGATGTCCCAACATCGAGCGACCTTGTCAAGGATGGCGCAACAGCGATTGCTCTGCTGGGTCAGGACATCGACACGGCTTTCGCTGGCATGGTCGTAAACGCTCAGACTGGGACTACCTACACAGCAGTCAAGGCAGATGGTCTTAACGCTATTGTCACTATGGACAATGCCTCAGCTAATACTTTCCGCATTCCAACGGATGCGACATATAACTTTCCAATCGGCACTACTCTTTTGGTTTACCAGAAGGGCGTAGGCGTTACCACCATCAACGCCGTTACATCTGGCACTACTACAATCGTGAGCGCAGGTGCAGTCCTAGCAGCTCCAGTCCTTGCTCGTTACAAGTCAGCAGCTTGCATCAAGATCGCTGCTAACTCTTGGATTGTTGTCGGTGGCATTGCGTAATGATTTCCTCTCTTATTGGGATTATTGCCTCTAGCGGTGGGGGTGAGGTTAACTCTTACGAGTCCATTGCTACCGTAACCGTGGGTGCAGGTGGTGCGGCTAATGTAAGTTTTAGCAGCATTGCATCTACCTATCAGCATTTACAAATTAGATACATTGTGCGCTCAACTCAGGCAGCAACCGAGACAGGCATTAACGCTAGATTAAACTCAGACACAGGTTCTAATTATGCTTGGCATTACCTTTTTGGAGATGGTGCATCTGTTGCCGCTGGTGCAGGTTCAACTCAAACTTCGCTCAATCTCGTAAATGTTGCCGGCGCAAACGCTACTGCTTCTTCTTTTGCAGTAGGTGTTTTAGACATTTTAGATAACGCAAACACATCTAAATACAAAACGTTAAGATTATTGCAAGGTTGGGATGGAAACGGCAGCGGTCGTGTCAACCTTTCGTCTGGTTTATGGATGAGTACATCTGCTAATAATGCTATTGAGTTCTATCCTTCATCGGGTAATTGGGCACAATACTCATCCTTCGCCCTATACGGAATAAAGGGATAACATGCCATCTACTTATACTCCGATTGCTACAACTACATTGGGTACTGCTGCAAGCTCTGTGACTTTTTCAAGCATCCCTTCTACTTATACAGATTTAATTTTAGTAAGTAATGCGATACTTGCATCAGGTGGGGCTGCAAATTTATGGTGCAGATTTAATGGCGATAATTCAACAAACTATTCGACCACTTATATAGCTGGAAACGGCACAGCAGCATCGAGCTCTAGAGATACCTCTGCGACAGAAAGTTGGGTTGGGCGTTTATCGAGCTCTAACTGGACTTCATCTATTGCTTCTATTCAAAACTACGCAAACACTACAACTTTCAAAACTTCTATTTCTAGGGGAAATGACACAAGTGGTTTAGTTATTGCTTATGTATCTTTGTGGAGAGCAACCCCAGCGGCTATCAACAGCCTCGTTCTAACTAACAGCAGTGCGGTTAATTTTTCTATTGGCTCTACATTTACATTATACGGGGTGAAAAGTGCCTAATACATTTGAGAAGATTGCATCCGTAACAGTCGGAGCAGGTGGGGCGAATTCAGTTTCCTTTACTTCAATCCCTGCTACTTTCACAGACCTAGCCCTCTACCTATCTGTAAGATCTACTCGATCATTAGATGAAGATGGTTTTTCTATCCTCTTTAACTCCAGCAGCTCAAACTTTACATTCAGGCGTTTAGGCGGCGATGGTAGCGGTCCATACAGCAATAACGCAGGAAACAACACTATTGGACAGATTACTGCTGCCAACACGACAGCCAACACTTTCACTAATATGTCCATCTACATCCCTAACTATGCAGGTTCAACCAATAAAAGCGTTTCCATCGATAACGTAACCGAGGCTAATACGACAAAAGCTTATGCCCAGTTACAAGCTACGCTTTGGTCAATTACCTCAGCCATTACTTCTATTTCATTTGAGTCTGATTCTCTAGGAAGTCTTGGATCAAAACTCGCTCAATACACAACAGCAACGCTTTACGGCATAAAAAACTCATAAGGGGACAACATGGCAGACACAAAGATCGTAGTTGATTGCTCTACTGGGGAAGTCTCAGAGATCGAATTGACAGCAGAAGAAATAGCACAGCGCGTAGCCGATGCTAAAGCTTATGCAGATGAAAAGGCTAAGGAAGAAGCAGACAAGGCAGTTAAGGCTGCTGACAGGGCTGCACTTCTAGAGAAGTTGGGCATCTCAGAAGATGAAGCGAAGCTCTTACTTGGATGAAGGTAAAACTCTCTAGGGCTGCGATCCAATTAAGAGAGCAGATCGATGACTCATTCCCAGATCGTGACAGGCTATCGGATGGCTGGATTGGTGATACCAGACACGCTGCTCGCAAGTCTGATCATAATCCAGATGAGCAAGGCTGGGTTCGTGCCATTGATGTCGATCGTGACCTGTTCAAGTCAAGCAAGCCCGACATCATGGGCGATCTTGCAGATCAGCTTCGTGCCTTATCAAAGTCAAAAGCAGACAAGCGTATTAGTTACATCATTTTCGATGGACGAATTTGCTCACCCATCCTTAACTGGAAGTGGCGCAAATACACAGGGGCTAACAAACACGTTAAGCACATGCATGTCTCGTTTAAGAAAACGGCTGACAATGATGGTGCTTTTTTTCAAGTATCTATGTTAGGTGGAGAATAATGAAGAACATGAAGAACCCTGTATATCTTGCAGCTGGGGCATTCCTAGCAGCTTGGGCATCAAGCAACTTTGACCTTGACTATCGCGCAATCCTGTGGGCTGTGCTATCAGGTGTATTCGGATATGCGAGCCCTAAAAAGTGACACAGACAGATTTCTTTCAGCTCTACATCGCCACAGTCGTAGCACTCGGCGGCTTGTCAGGCTTTGTCATTACTCATCTACTCGCAGAAATCAAGCGACTTCATGCGCGTGTCGATGAGATCTACAACATCCTTCTAGAGCGATAATTTTCTCATGGCAAGAAAAGCAACTAAGGCACTTGAGGAACAAGGCTACTCAAAGCTAGATGCTTATTGCATTGGGCTTTATGAATACTTCTGCTCGCTTAAAAGAGCAGGTTTTGCAGAAGATGTAGCGATGTTCATGATCACAGAGCCTCAAGCCTACCCACATTGGATTTTGCCAGATCCTATCGAGCCAGATCGTTATGGCGATTATGAAGATGATGAGGATGACGATTAAGCGAATAGTCGTAGTCTCGGACTTACAAGTCCCTTACCATGACAGGGTTGCAACCCGTAACCTTGCAAGCTTCATCTCTAAATTTAAGCCAGATCAAGTCGTGACTATTGGCGATGAGATTGACCTACCACAGATTAGCAAGTGGGAAGAAGGGCGCATGGGCAGTTATGCCCAGACCTTAGATGATGACCGCAATGAGGCTGTGCAGCTTCTCTGGGACTTAGGCGTGACAGACTGCATTCGTAGCAATCACACAGATCGCCTGTATAACATCATCATGGCTAAAGTCCCTGCATTCGGGGCATTACCAGAGTTGCGCTTTGAGAAGTTTATGAAGTTTGATGAGTTAGGTATTACGTTCCACAAAAACCCTATGCCTATTGCGCCTAACTGGATTGCAGTACATGGTGATCACACACCCATCAAGCCACAGGGGGGCTTGTCAGCCCTTGAGGCAGCCCGTAGGCATGGAAAGAACGTCATCTCAGGTCATACGCACAGAGCAGGGCGTAGTGCCTTCTCAGAGGCCTCTGGAGGCCGCATAGGGCGTGTCCTACATGG